CTGTCTTTTTTACAGCCTTTACTGTCTTTAGAGCCTCTTCTACTGCTTTTGCAGCGGGCATACGACCAAATGCTGAGTCGTTTGGATTGATCGCTCTTAACGCCACTGGCGCAAGGGCAGCAACTAGCGCAGCCCATAAGTCCTTTGGATCAGTCACACCAGACATATAAAGTGCAAGTCCAGCACCAAGAACAGATCGTCCATATGATGCAAGCATTGCTTTCTTCTCTTTAGTTAGTTCCATTTTGTCCTCCTAGGATAGAACTTTAATTAGTATAGCATAACCAGCCCATAGCCCAATTATTCCTGCCACCCCTGCAAAAACTGGAGGCGCTGGAACTGGTAATTTGAATGCTGCGAATATAACGCCACATCCAAAACCTGTTAATGTTGATAATATTACATCTTTCATTCTTTTTTACCTTTTCTTGTATCTGGATTTTCTGGATGATCCATTGGAGTTGGAGCGGTACATAAAGTTCCACATTCATCACATTGAATATCTAAATGATACATTCCAACCATATATGTTTCAGGATCAAATGAAACTAAAGCCCTAAACAAACTGTTTCCACATGTAGGACATTCACAAGTAGGTATTCCCCTAGCGTCTATCATCTGTAATTTCTGGTAATAATAATGTTAATCTATTTGATAAATCTTCTCTACCTATAGACTTTAATTCTTTTGCAATATCCTTAATAACAACTTGTGAATTTTCAATATACTCAAAAGCCCAGTCACGAGAATCTGAAAGGAATTTAATAAAATTTTCTTTATGAATATCTTGATCAGTTTTGGATGTTTCAAAATTATATCTTGCATCTAAAGTATCTTTTATCTTATCATAAGCAATAAACATTTCTGCTAAATGATTATTTATATCTCTTAACTTTTTAACTGCAGAAATATATGCAATCATAAAAGATATTGTAGTAATACTTAGGGTAATAAGTGCTATCTCCATAAGACTATTGTATCCTATCTTCATGAGTGACCCAATAATATTGACATTTATCACAACATGGAGCATTGTAAGGACTATGAGTTGCTAACTGAAATTGTGCATAATACATAGGATCTTTTTTGAATAAATTAGCCTTGTGTGTAGTTACAACACGCATAAGTTTATGTTCATCAAAAAACCAGTCAGGTAAGCCACCACCCCATGATCCACCAACTTTTGTAAATAATGCTTGTATATTTTCTTCATTCTTATCTGTTTTAATACCTCTACGTTTAGCCTCAGCAATCATTGCTTTAATATAAGTAAGTAAAGATAGTTCATGACCTGCCCACATTTTTACTGCTGGATGATTACGCCAAGCACCAGTAGGTGATTGACCTGAAAGAACATTAAGAATTTGATATCCCTCAAGTATTTGTTTATTTAATCTTTTAGAGTCAAGCATTTTTGAAACTGTAATAAAATTACTTGATGGTAAAAATGTTTGCATTACTTTAATGGCTCCCTTGTAACTAGCACGATAGCACCCTCCATTTCTAAAGCCTTTTTAACAGCCGTTATATATTTAATTGCTTCTATTTTTTCGTCATGTGTCAATGGCAAAAAAGATCTTTCATCTAATTTTATCGTAAGAAAGTGCTCATTGTCAATAAGATTAATACTAAAGTTTTTAGGAGCAACAATAGAATGAAAAGCCATACGCATTTTATCTGTATACATTATTGTTCCATAGTTAATGATTGCCAAGTATAAGACCAATCCTTTTTAGTCTTATGATTGTTAAATTCTTTAGAGATTTCTCCACCCTCTAAATAAATACCGCCCCAAACGCCCCACTCTTTACCAGATATTCCTACAGCAAAACATTTTTTAGCAACTGGACATGTTCTACAAAGAGCATCTACAAATTCTCTTGATTCTACTTGTTCTTCATATATATCAAAAAATATATTTGTATCAGATCCTAGACATTCAGCATTATCTTTCCATAAATGCTGTTTCATAGATTATCCCTTATACTTATTAGGAATATCCCAACCATTACGTGTTACTTTATAGATTCTTTGTAAGTACCACTTACCGTCTACTCTAACACCATTAATGGCTGTACGCCCAGATTCAGAACGCTTTCTATCAGCAATATCCCAACCAATCCATGCAAGGTTATTGTGTTTTGCAACAATTTTCTCCATGGTTTCTAAACTCTTTATAATCATTGTTCCCCCTAATACCTAAATATTCCTACTTCGATATTTTTTAATTCAGCCTCTGCAACTAATTTAGATACAGGCTGTTTTGGTTTACTTAAAAATGCAAAATAATTAACATAATCTAAATTTTCAGATACCCATTGCGCTGGTACTTTATAGTGTTTAATTTTCATTCCACGTGCTTTCATTCCACGTTCAGAAAGATTACAAAATTCAGAAACCATAGAATTGATTCTTGCTGGACCAGCGGAATATACATGAAATTCCATATCTCCCTCTTTCATACCAGAAAGAGCAACGCCCATAGCACGAATGAATACATTGTAATCATTAAAATCATTCGTTCCTTGAACTACCACTATCATCTTTATTTTGTCCTCTATCTAAATTATCCAATATAAACAGCATCTTGTCAAGTTCTGTTTTTGGCATATTAGTAATATCAACTGGCTCTGCAGTTTCTGGAATAATATTTCCATATTCAGTTTCTGCAACATAGAAGATATTATCTTTTACCCAATATGCTTTATTATCTATAATTATTATCTTTACCATATGTTTCTCAACATGCTTCATAGATTGAGAAATTATGGCTGGTTTTTCATATAGATTTTTAGGAATAAAATCTTTTATTGTTTCATGTATACTGCTTTGAGTATAAATGGGCTTACTAAAAGATCTTATTTTTTCCCTTTTTCCTATATTAATTATAACCCAAGACAAGATAAAAGTCAAGATGGCTGTTACTAAATATTCCATGCTTGACCACTCTATTTAGATTTTTTATCTGCCGTTTTATTATTTTCTACTGATTCTTTTATTTGATTTTCAACAACCAACCTATTTAATTGAAGTTGTGTTTGTAAAAGTTGAAATTCTGTATCAGAAAGTTTTTGTCTATAGAAATTAACAAGTTGTTTAATTTCTTCAATATTTAAATTCTCCACCACTTATCCCCTTTTTTGACTAAAAGCGCTACCTTCCCAGATCTTTTCAGCCTTCTTCTTTTCACGTTCTACAATTGAACGAGACCATGAAAATCCAGCATCTCCACCCCAGGCATCCCACATAATGCGACCATTTGAAGGATTACTATTATTATAGAAGTCTTTTCCCTTTTTGTCAACTTCATGTCTAGAAAAAAATGAATACATTCTTTTAACAGTATCTAGTGATAAACCACGACCAGCAACTATATCTGTTGCTCTACCCCAACCAACTGGAGTACCAGCACCAGTTGCTTTTCCCTCTTCTTTCCAACGCAATGCACGACGAGCAGCGGCTTTCATTCCTGCTGTAGGCATATATGTATCAGCCTTGTGAAGATCTGAAGGTTGAATAATCTTAGTTCTACTTTGCATTTTTCTTATACTCTCCATATTTACCCAATACTGCTTTTATTGTTCCATCTTTACGTAGTCTTACAACCATACCATTTTTAATTTGAATTGGATTAAATCCACGATGTGGTTTGTATTGACCAGATGACATAACTATTTTACAAATGGATTTAGATCAAAAATTGATCCAGCCCAATCTGTCATTCCTTTAGTAGCCTTGTTTTTCCAATCTTCTGGAAGCATTTCCATTGCATCAAGAGCACGAGCACGACTAATAATATGACGTTTTGCAGCATTGTAATTAGATGCACGTCCAACTGAACGAATAGCATCCATTAAGTCGCCCTTATCAGCAATAGGAAATGATCCATCTGGCATTGCTTGTCCAGATTCAGCCATTCTACGACGAGTATCCATTGAATAATCTTTCTTTTCCACACCTTCTCCTTTATATGTACCACCACGGCGCTTATATTCTTGTACTACCCAACCATTTGCAACTGCAGAAGGATAAACGTCAAATTTATCTTTTGCTTCACGAACAATTGCTGCATATAAGCGTGGATTTGTTGGAGTAGAACCACCTTTACGTGGCTTAATCATATCTGAATAATTTGGTTTATCTGCTTTACCCATTTCAGGCATTGTGCTTGGGTCTGGCATTAAATTACCATCAACCATAACTGCCTCTGCATCTAATGTAAGTGGAGCAATTTTTGTTGCATCACTTGCTTTTGCAGCAACTAAATATTCTGTTTCTTCCCAATATTGTCCTTCAGAATCAAATTCTAAACATCTTGCAATAATAGCAGGATCATCCATAGATGTTTCAATATAATACTCAGATCCAGGAATTCCAGATGCTCCATTTGTCATAACATATTCAATACGACCAACATGTATTTCATCTTCACATGAAATAAGTGCAAAGTCACCTTCAACAAATGATGCTTTTTCTAAATCTTTAATTTCAATATTTTTCTTTGAATTAACAGATGCCCAAATTGCACGAGCCTGTGCTGCTGCTGCAGCCTTAGTTGGATGACATCCATGAACTGTTCCATCAGAACTTACTGTTGGATATCCATCACATCCATATGATCCTTTTGCTCCAGCACGATATCCTCCTGCTGGTTTACCTTTACCACCTACTGGCATAAGAGCCTCCTGTATCTATAACTAGATTATATCAGAAGTTTCGTCTCTTCATTAGGCGTTTCATCTCATTTAAAGCCCATTGATGGTCATTTGATAACTTAGAAATTTCATTATTATCAAAGGCTTTAGCAGTAAGGGTTACAATAGGCTCTTCTGAAAACAAGTCTACATTTACAAATCCCTTTTCCCACATAGCCATAATTTCTGAATTAACATGGTTTAAATGTTCATGATAAAGATCAGGCATAATATCTTTAATTTTTGGAGTAAAAGAATATAACAATTCTCCAGTTTTTGAATCCACACCAGAAACTTCTAAAGCCTTATTTAAAATAAGATAGTCTATTGCATTTTGATCTTCAGGAATCATATTTTTCCCATCAGGATTGAATATCCTCTTGAATAATTTCTTCATAATTAATTAATTCCTCTAGTTGCTCTCTTGTTTGTGCCCCAGTTATTCTTTTCTTTTCCATACCGCCGTCAAATAAAATAAAAGTTGGAACTGATTTAATACTAAAATGTTTAACTAAATCATTATTTACATCAACATCAATAATTTGAAAACCTGCAATTGTTTGATCACGATTTAATTCTTCAACTATTGGTCTAACTTTTTTACATGGATTACACCAATCTGCGGTAAAATAAAAAATAGTTTTCATTTGCCAGACTTTGCTCTAGCCTTTTTTAACGCATCAAAATCTTTAATCTTTGTTTCTCCAAGATATCCCCAAGCATATCCATCATTGATCATCTTATTATTAATAGATTCAGATTCTCCATTAATATAAACCCATCCAAGAATTCGACCATACTTTTCAGATGAATCCATTTTTTCTGTTCTAATAACAACAGACTTTGCATCTTTAAGTTGTTTCTTTAAATATTCTTTTGCTTCAAGACCAAGAGCCTTTTCAGCCTTATCTGATGTTCGTGATTCTGGGGTATCAATTCCAGCAAGACGAACTCTAGAAGAAAACAAAATATCAAATCCTAAATCAATAATGACATCAATGGTATCTCCATCAACAACATTTTTAACTTCTCTTACATAATATTCGTACATTAATTAGCACTTCCTATCGCTCTATTTTCATTAAGGCGTTCTCTTTCATCAACTACCTCTAACATAAATGCCATCATTTTTGTATAAGAATCTGGATCATTCATAATTTTTTCATAGTGATGTGCACAAAAAAGTAAGTCTCCAGTAGATCCTTTTACTTGCACATAAGCCTGTGCACCACATTTATCACAACGATCTACAGCCTTTAACATATATTCTTTTTGTTTAACACTAGGATGTTCTTGAACAATATTACTCATAATTTAATTATACATCTACTTTCTATTATCTGTGGAATAAAATCCAGAGCCATTAAACAATACCCCAGGAGAACTATACTGGCGCTGCATTGTTTGTTCACAACACACAGGCTCTCTATCTTCACCAAAACCACGCTGGTATTCAATAGTCATTGAACACTTTATACATTTATAATCATATGTTGGCATAACTTAATTATATCCTATGCTGTCTTCATTGTCAATCTAGCATATGTTCTAATTCTATGACAATTAGCACATACTATTTCACACTTTTGGACTTCTTTCATAATTGCTTTCCAGGAAAAACCATCATGAATCATCCTTGAAATATTATATTTTTTATCTTTCAAATGATCAAAATCAAGAACTATATGGTTTGTTTCTCCACAGTCAGCACATCCACTAGACTGCTTCATCTCAGCAAGTCTTTTTTTATATTGCTGCTTTGTCTTATATGCTAGTTCTTTTTCAGTCATAGCATTTAATATTATATCAAAATATAAAAGCCCCATACAGGTTAATTCAGGCACGAATGCACGGAATATAAAGTAGGTAACTAATCCACCCTAAGTTCCTGTATGGGGTTCTACTATTTTATCTTACTTTTTAGCAACCTTAATTGCAATTTCCTTTGGTTTCTTTTCCTCTGGAA